TTATTTTTGATCATGCTACAGCTAACGGAGAGTTTCTCCGAGAATCCTGGTTTAAAGGAGAGGAAAAAAGAGATAAGATTGTAGGATATAAAGAAAACGATTCTTCCTTGGTCACTTTAATTATAATAGACCATATAGGATTAATTCCTAATTATAAAGGATTGGATAAAAAGAGAACTATTGATGAATTATCCTCTTTTATGGTGTGGTTTAGAAATATTTGTGGATTCTCTCCAGTTCTAGTAAGTCAATTTAATCGAGATTTAGGTAAAATTGACAGAATGAAATTTTCAGGAGAGGACTTAAGTCCCTCCTTAGAGGATTTTAAGGATACAGGTGGTCCTAGTGAGGACTCATCTTTAGTACTTTCACTCTTTAACCCGTCTAGATATAAGCATTTAGATAGACATATGGGATATGATTTAAATGCTATTGGAAAATGTTATAGAAGTATCCATATTTTAGCCAATAGAAATGGCGAAGCGGATGTTGATATAGCAGCTATACTCGAAGGAAAGACAGGAAGATTCAAAGAATTACCTCGTCCTGAAGAGCAAGACACGTTAAACGAAATTTATAAATATGTAGAAAGAAAGGGAATTAAGTGATGTTACCAACAGTTAAAAATAAAATAAGGGAGAAAAACCCTAAGATTCTTCTAATATACGGTAAGCCAAAAATTGGAAAAACAAGCCTAGTTGCTGGTTTAGATAATTGTTTGATCGTAGATTTAGAGAAGGGGACTCATTTTGTGGAGTCATTGAGCTATGATGTTGATAGTCTGAGTGGTTTGAAAGAACTTAAAGACGCTATTATAGCAGCTAATAAACCATATAAGTACATTGCCATTGATACAGTAACTGCCTTAGAAGAAATGGTAATTGGATATGCAGGTTCTTTATATAAAGAAACGGTACAAGGCAAAAATTGGCAAGGCGATGACGTAAGGCTGCTACCAAATGGTAGTGGATACTTGTTTTTACGCATGGCATTCTTCAATGTAATAGATGATATATCAACTTTAGCTGACCATATTATTTTAGTAGGTCATTTAAAAGATAGACTTATCAATAAAAGCGGAGAAGAACTTGTTGCATCAGAAATTGAACTTACCGGAAAAATTTCTAGTTTATTATCTGCCAAAGCAGATGCTTTAGGATATATTTTCCGCAAAGATAACCAGAATATTATTAATTTTAAGCCTACAGATCAAGTTATCTGTGGAACTAGGATTAAACATCTGGCAAATAAGGAAATAGTAATTTCCGAATCAAATGAAAAAGGGGATGTTAAGACCTTTTGGGATAAAATTTATATAAAATAAAAAAGTGAAGTTGATATGAGCAAGATAGATCTTAACTCAAGTGAGTATGACGGTAGTATTATCTTTAATGGTGGTACAGCCGGTGTTGTTGAAAACGTGAAAGTAGAAGTATCTAAGAAAACTGCAGAAGATGCGGATAACTATCCTGATTTCAGGTTACGTTTCGTATCTCAAAATGGAGCAGGAATAGATAAAGGTTTTTATTATTTAGACGAGAATGCTGAAAACTTTGCAAGACGTTTAATTGGTTTAGGTTCAGAGCTTAAACATATATGGGGTGTTGTATTGGGAGCCGATGTAAAACTTCCTGAGTTTGATACCCATAAGGAAATGCTAGAAGGAGTATTTGGTAAATTTAATGAGGCAATTGCTTCTTCACCAGATAATCTTTATAGAATTACTGTTGATTATGGAACTAATGATCGTCCTCAGCAGTACCTTAGAATTCAATATTATCCTCCATACATTGAAAGTATGGAAGTAAGGAAAGAAGAATCTCGTTTAGGACTTCGTAATAATGCAAGAGTAACAGCTTTTGTACCTGACAATAAAGACGAAACCTATGATGAGGTACACACTAAGCCTGCAGATGCAGGTGCATGGAAGTAGTAGTTTTTAGTTTTTAACTTTAAGGGGGGTCACATTGGCTCCCCTTTTTTATTTAAAATTTAATTATGGACACAACTGAAGGTAATAAATTGATTGCTGAGTTTATGGATTGCATCATTATTGGTAACATTGCCAAAAGAACTACTAAATACTGGGATTGGCCTATGAATAGTGGAGTAAGAATACTTGTTGATCATTTGAAATACAATTCCTCATGGGATTGGCTTATGCCTGTTAAAGAAAAAATTGAAATGTTAGATTGTATTGGTGATTTCAGTATAGGATCTTCTTATGGCTGTATTGAAGCTATTAATCAAGATAATGAATGGAATGCAATAATATATGAAGATGATAAACCTATTGATAAAATATATTGGTTAATTATTGAATTCATCCAATGGTATAACGAAAACAATGGCAAAAAAGATAAATCTTAACTCACCAGAATTTGGACAAAGACAACTCCTTAACAAGGAAGAAGTTCTTAAACACCTTGATGAATATTCTATATTCAGATATTATATTGGAGAATTTATTGTCAATAATATAATGAAAAGTCCTTTCAGAAAAGATAATAAACCATCCTTTGGAGTATTCTATTCTAAAACCCACAATTGTTTATTATATAAGGACATGGCTACTGCTAGTACTGGAGATTGTTTTAGATTAGTATCTGATATTATACATCCTTCCTTTACTTACTATGAAGCATTAGCACAAGTAGTTACTGACTTTGGTATACAAGATAAATTTATACTACCAAGACAGGGATTTGCTCTTACTAATAAAACTATAGGCATTCAACAGAGTAGCTATGCAGATTATACTACTAAAGTACCAAAAGATTTAAGTATCAAAGCTAGACGCTACAATCTAAACGATTACAGATTCTGGGGTAGTTTTGATATAACAAGAGATATGCTAAGATTGTATAATGTAGTACCTATTTCTCATTTTACTTATGGAAGATATGTATTCAAAGCTGACACCTATTCTTATGCCTATATAGAGCGCAAGGATGGCTTAACTACCTATAAGGTATACCAACCCTTCAGTGACAAGATAAAGTTCTTTACGGACATGAATTCAAGCATCCATGCTGGGTATACTCAACTACCTGAAAGAGGTAAAATGCTTCTTATTACTAAATCTTTAAAGGATGTAATGTCTATTACCTCTTTAACTGGTTATAATGCAATCAGTGTATTATCAGAAACAGTACTAATGAAAGAGTCTGTAATGGAAGAATATAAAAACAGATTCAATTATGTAGCTGTATTCTTTGATAATGATAAAGCTGGAATTAAAATGTCAGATGAATACTGTAAATTATATAAATTACCTGCAGTTCAAGTACCTCGTACATTCAAAAATTGTACAGATTTTAGTGATACAGTTAAAGAACAAGGTAAAGAAACTGCTATTAATATGTTAGAGAGTGAAATATATGTTAATGTATTTTTCCCAGAAATGGATCAATTACCTTTTTAAAACTTAAAAATATGATAAGTGACAAACGTATAAAGGAAATGGCTAGTGAGATTGCAGTGGATTATGATGGTGGATTATTCTACGAGTGGTATCAGGCAGTTCAAGATGGCATCAAAGCGGCCATAAAAGAGTTAGGAGAGCAACCCACCGGACATTCTTTACCCACTCATGGGTTAAGCGGAACGTTACAATACAAGGCGTGGGCCAGAATTAAGAGCAAATGTATAAATCCCAAAGACAGCAATTATCAAAGGTATGGGGCAAGAGGGATCAAGATGTGGGATGAGTGGATGAATAATCCAGGATCATTTTGTGAATACATTATGTCACTACCGAACGCATTTAAGGAGGGCTACACTATTGACAGAGAGGATAACGATGGTGACTATGTACCTGGGAACGTAAGGTGGGCAACATGGCACCAGCAAAGTGCAAACCAGAGAAGAAGCGTTAAGAATAAATCGGGTTATACTGGAGTATTCTATCACAAGAGAGATAAAGCATGGATATCGAAGATTGTAGTGAAGAATAAGGATGTTTATTTAGGCTACCATGGCAGCCCACGTGATGCTGCCATTGCTCGTGACCAATACATTATAGATAATGAATTATGGGAATATCCCCTACAGGTATTAACCAATCACAGTAACAACGTGACATAAACTATAGGAAAGATGAAACAAGGATGCAAATTAATTAAAATAGGAGATGCTACTGCAATTATATGCGGATCAAAGCCAAACCATGTTTGTAATGAA